TCAGGGGCATTGCAGCCGCAGGCCCCGGCGCTGGGTGTAGTATTCCAGTGCGTCCCGCACCGTTTTTTCCGGCCAGCCGGTGGCCTCCGCCAGCTGCCAGGGCTCGGTGTAGCCGTCCGCCACCAGCGCCTGCAATTCCGAAAAGGGCAGGTAGTGCTCGTAGTGCCAGCGGTTGGCCCGGTCCTCGTGCTGGGCCACCAGCTCGAAGGGGCTGTGCACCGCGTGGGTGGCCCCGGTGGCGCAGTGGCCCACCTCATGGGCCAGCGCGGCAGCGTAGTCCGCCATGGTCTCGAACTGGTCAAAGTCCAGAAAAATGCCGTAGCGGCCGTCCATTTCCAGGGTGGCGGCGTCTGCAAAGCCGATGGAATAGGGAATCAGCGCCACGCCCAGTTGGCGCGCGTCCTGATAAATCGTTGCCAATGATACCATGCGGCCCTCCCGGCGGTCAGTTCCCGCTGCCATGCTGCTGGGCCAGCTTGAACAGTCGCGCCATTTCCAGTAATTTTTGCTTGTTTTCCTCGGTCAGGTCCTTGCTTTCGTTGTGCAAGGCATAGGTGAAGTCGTCGAAGGTGACGGTGGGCATACCGTAAAGATAGTTCATGTCCACCCCGAACAGGGCCGCAATGGCCTCCATGGTGGCGGTGTCCGGCTCGCGCTCGCCCCGCTCATACATGCTGATGGCGCTGCGGCTGATGCCCAGACGCTCGGCCAGCTGGGGCTGGGTGAGCCCCTTCTGCAGCCGAAGCTGCTTTAAGATGGATGCAAATTGACCCATACGATCGACTCCTTTCCGGTTTCTGTATTGATGATAGCACGAAATGTGGATTTTGTAAAGAAAATATTCACAAATGGTGTTGACACGATTCGTGAATTGATGTAGAATGAATCCACCGAAGAAACCGGAAGATTTTTCCATAAAATCCGGTTCGGTGTATTTTTTTATTTTATAAAGACACGAAACGTGACTTTATAAAAAGAATTATTTATTATACCACAAAAAGTGCCCGATATCTCGGGCCGCAAAGGAGGGCGATGCGGTGGGAAGCTGGCAGGGCCTCGGGCCGAACCGGGGCCGCTTTGTGAACGGGGCCGACGGCTTTGCCGTCGCCTGCCGGGACTGCGGTATCCTGCAATGGGATGAGCGGGCGGCAGAGGCGGCGGAGTTCAGGGCCATGCTGGTGGAATGGTATTTTTCCGGCAACTGGATCTGGAAGGAGGACGAGCATGAACACGAAATGGACCTGGCGGAGCTGCGAGCGCTGCCAATGGAAGCGGGACGGCGAGGGCAACTGCCTGCTGCCGGTGTGTATGAAGCAGGTGTACAGAGGGAGGAAAAAGCGGAATGAACAGCAGAGCCGAGACTTTGGAATTTTTGCGCAGTTACCAGACCCAGCTGCACGAGGCACGTCTGGTGAGCGAGCAGCTGCGGGAGCTGGAAGCGGTGATCACCCGGATCACCCCCTATCTTGGCCAGGGGGTGCAGGTGGTGCGGGGGCCGAATCTGCATAAGCTGGAGCAGAGCGTGGAGCGGCTGGAGGCGCTGCGGGGTGAATTGGCCCAAAAGCTGGACGCGGCGGCCAAGGCCCAGGCCCGGGTGGTGGTGGCCATCGAGCTGCTGGAGGACGAGCGCACCCGCCAGATGATGCGGGCACGCTATCTGCTGGGCAAGACCTGGGTGGAGATTGGCCAGATGCTGGACATGGACGAGCGCTGGCTGCGCCGCCAGCATGATCGGGCGCTGAAGTGCATCTGTATGGGGGAAGCGCACCCGGCGGCATGAAACCGCGAAAAGCCCGGTCAAAAGGCAAAATTGACCCGGAAAACCCGGAAAAAAACAGGATTTGACCCTGGAAAGCCCGGTTCGACCCGTGCTATCCTGTATCATGAGGAAAGTAGGCGGCGGGGCCCGGAACAAAAACCGGGCTCCCCGCCTTTTTCCATCCCTATTTTACAGAGAAAGGAGTGTGAGTGCCGATGGCCGCGCGCAAAAAAGAGGACCCCGCCCAGCGGCTGCGCCAGGAGCTGATGGCTATTGCCATGGGGGAAAAGGCCTACCCGGAATACGGCAAGAACGGCGAGGAGATGATGCAGCTGCCCAGCCTTGCCAGCCGGATGAAGGCCATGGAGATGCTGGCAAAGCTGCTGGATGCCCCGACGGCCCAGCCCGTGCCCCGGGTGGTGCTGGTGGATGACATCCAGTGAACGCCGGGCGCTGGGCGGGCTGATCGCCCCGGCCTTCCATGAGGCCCACAAGGCGGTGCGCCGGGGTCAGGTGGGGGAGCTGGTGCTCACCGGCGGGCGGGGCAGCGCCAAGAGCAGCTATGCGGCCATTGAGCTGCTGGTGCAATTGATGCGCCGCCCGGACTGCCACGCCGTCGCCCTGCGCCGGGTGGGCCGAACCCTGCGCACCAGCGTGTGGAGCCAGCTGCTCTGGGCGCTGGAGCGGATGGGCCTGGACGGGGAATTCGAGCCCAATGTAAGCCGGATGGAGCTGGTGCGAAAAACCACCGGCCAGTGCGTCTGGTGCTTCGGGCTGGACGACGCGGCCAAGCTGAAGAGCATCAAGCCACCCTTCGGGTACATCGGCGCGGTCTGGTTTGAGGAGCTGGACCAGTTCTCCGGACCGGACCAGGTGCGCAGCGCCGAGCAGAGCCTGCTGCGGGGTCAGGGGCAGAGCCTTGTGATCAAGAGCTTCAACCCGCCCCCGCTGCCCTCCAGCTGGGTCAACCGGTATGTGCGCCAGCCAAAGCCCGGCATGCTGGTGGTCCATTCCGACTACCGAAGCCTGCCGCCCCACTGGCTGGGCGAGCGCTTTCTGCAGGAGGCAGAGCATCTGCGGCTCACCAACGAGCGGGCCTACCGCCATGAATACCTGGGTCAGGTGGTGGGCAGCGGCAGTCTGGTGTTCGAGAATGTGAAGCTGGTCCCCATCCGGGAGGAGGAGATCGCACGGCTGGAGCGGCGCTACCATGGGGTGGACTGGGGCTGGTTCCCGGACCCCTGGGCCTTCAACAGCTGCGGCTACGATGCCGCCCGGCGGGTGCTGTACATCTTCGACGAGGCCACCCGCCGCCGCACCTCCAACGCGGACACCGCCCGCATCCTGCTGGAAAAAGGCGTCTGCGCGGGGGACAGCGAGACCCTCATTGCGGACAGCGCCGAGGAGAAAAGCTGCCGGGATTACCGGTCGATGGGCCTGCCCTGCCGGGGGGCGGAAAAGGGCCCCGGCAGCGTGAAGGCGGGCATGAAGTGGCTGCAAAGCCTGGCCCAGATCCGCATCGACCCGGCCCGCTGCCCGGACACCGCCAAGGAGTTCAGCGAATACGAGTACGACCGGGACCGCTCCAGCGGCCAGGTGCTGGAGGGCTACCCGGACCGGGACAATCACCACATCGACGCGGTGCGCTACGCCACCAGCCGCATCTGGCGGCGGGCGGGGGGCTGAGCCGCGCCGGAAAAACAGGAAAGGAGAGAGATCATGCACAAATGGAAGGAATGGTTCTGGCAGCGCTTTCTGCCTGAGTGGGCGCGGGACCAGCTGATGCGGGAGAACGCGGCCCTGCGGGCCAGAGAGGACCGGCTGAACCGGGAGATCGAGCGGCTGGAGGCCTACATCCAGGGCATGCAGGCCGGGGTGCGGGCCCGCAACCGGCTGGCCGCCCGCAGCTGGGAGGTGGAGGAATGAGCGTGCTCGGCGCCGCTCTGGGGCGGCAGATTTGCAGCTTTGCCCAGGCCTACCCCGGCGCGCGGGACTGCACCACCGCCGCCATGAACGCCGCCATTGAGGACTGGTTCCGCCTTTACTTTGACCGGGAGGTGACCGACGAGGAGGACCCCTGCCAGCGGCTGCCCTACACGGTGGTGAGCAAGCTGAGCCGCAGCTGCTTTGCCGAGTACCGGGCCGCTGCCGACGGGGGTGAGCCCTTTGTGGCCGGGGTGCTGGCCGGGCTGGATGGGGTGCGCCGCAAGGCCATGCAGCTGGCGCTGATCGGGGGCGAGGCCTGGCTCAAGCCGGTGCCGGGGCCCGGGGGCTTTGGTTTTTCGGTGATGCGGCGGGACATGGTCACGGTGCTGGGCCGCTCGCCGGACGGCGAGGCCACCGCCCTGGGCAGCGCGGAGCTGACCATGGAAAACGGAAAGTTTTATACCCTTTTGGAACGCCGCAGCCTGGATGAGGCGGGCCGTCTGGTGATCGAGAACAAACTCTTTTGCAGCTGGGACGGCCAGAGCATCGGCACGCCGGTGGGGCTGTCCGCCCTGCCCCGGTACGCGGCGCTGGAGCCCAAGGCGGTGGTGGGCGATGTGGGCGGTCTTGGCCTTGTGAGCCTGCGCCTGCCGCTGGAAAACTGCGTGGACGGCAGCCCCGACCCGGTGAGCGTGTACGCCGCGGCGGCGGGGCTGATCCACAACATCAACCGCAACGAGCGCCAGCTGGACCGGGAGTTCGACCACGGCGAGAGCCGGGTGTTCGCCTCGGCGGACCTTTTGGACAAGCGCAAGAACGGCCGTCCGGTGCTGCCGCCCGGCCTTTTCGTGGGCATCGACGACGACATTGCCAACACCGGCGTGACCGTCTTCGCCCCCACCCTGCGGCAGGAGAGCTTTTTGGCCCGCAAGCGGGAGTACCTGCGCAATCTGGAAAGCCTGATCGGCTTAAAGCGGGGCATTCTGGGCGAGGTGGAGGCCGCACAGCGCACCGCCACCGAGGTGACCAGCAGCCAGGGCGACTACAGCCTGACCATTCAGGAGCTGCAGCAGCTGTGGGAGAGCGCGGTGCGCCGGGCGGTGGCCCTCTGCGGCAGGCTGGGCAGGCTGTACCGGATTCCCGGCGCCTTCCAGCCGGACCCGGCGCGGGCGGTGCGCATCGACTGGGGCAACGGCGTTCTGTTCGATAAGGACAGGGAATGGGCCGACACCCTGCAGCTGGTGAACGCCGGGCTGCTGAAGCCGGAGATCGCCCTGGCCTGGAAATACAGTCTGCCCTGGGAGACCGACGAGGATCTGGCCCGGGTGCGGCAGCGGCTGATGCCCGAAAAAAAGACCCCGAACAACTTATAAAAAAGGCTTGTGGCCCCCCAGGGGCGGCGGGCCTTTTGTTTTGCCCGAAAACTAGCGGAACAAAGAAAGGAGAAGAACAAAAATGCAGGAGTGGCTGAAGGAGCTGCTGGGCGAGGCGTACACCCCCCAGCTGGAGGAATCGCTGACCGCCGCGCTGGCCCAGCGCTTTGTGAACAAGGAGGAGCTGGACGCCCGGCAGGCCAAATGGAAGACCGAGCTGGAAACCGCCCGCGCCCAGGTTGCCGACTGGAAGCAGCAGGCCGAGCAGGCCCGCAAGTCGGCGGAGGAGCAGGTGGCGGCGGCCCGCTTTGACGCGGCGCTGGACACCGCCATCGGCAGGGCGGGCGGCCGCAGCGAAAAGGCCATCCGGGCCCTGCTGGACCTGGAGGGCCTGCGCACCAGCGCCGACCCGGAGGGAGCCATCGCCGCCGCGCTGGAGCAGCTGGAGCAGGAAAACGGCTATCTCTTCGGCGGCATCACCCCGCCCCCCTACGCGGCGGGCACCGGTGCCAGCGCGCCCGGCGGCGAGCCGGATGAGGTGCTGCGCCGGGCCTTCGGGCTGGGCCGTGTCTGACCGGAGAACACCGGGGCCCCGGGGGCCTCCCGCGTTTTTGCCCCGCTGTTTTATAAAGTCTGAAATAAACAATTTGTATATATCAAGGAGGAAAATACACTATGGCTAACAAGATCACCACCGCAGGCAAATTCATCCCTCTGCTGGACGAGGTGTACCGCACCGTGTCCCTCACCGCCAAGCTGGACGGCCCCGAGGAGCTGGTGCGCCAGGGCGCCAACGCCAATGAGCTGATCATCCCCATGATTGAGCTGCAGGGCCTGGGCGACTACGACCGCAACAGCGGTTATGTGTCCGGCGACGTGACCCTGACCAACGAGACCGTGAAATGCAACTTCGACCGGGGCCGCATGTTCACCGTGGACAACATGGACGACGCGGACAGCGCCGGCATCGCCTTCGGCCGTCTGGCGGGCGAGTTCATCCGCACCAAGGTGGCCCCCGAGCTGGACGCCTTCCGCTTCGCCAGCTACGCCTCCAAGGAGGGCGTGACCCAGAAGGAGGAGACCCTCAGCGACGGCGCGGCGGTGCTGGCCGCCCTGCGCGTTGCCACCAACGCCATGGACGAGGCCGAGGTACCCATGGAGGACCGCCACCTCTTCATCACCCCCACCCTGGACGGCATGATCGCCGATCTGGACACCACCAAGAGCCGGGAGATCCTGTCCCGCTTTGCCAGCAAGACCCTGGTGCCCCAGACCCGCTTCTACACCGCCATCGACCAGAAGGACGGCCACACCGGCGGCCAGGAGGCGGGCGGCTACGCCAAGGCAGAAGGCGGCAAGGAGCTGAACTTCATGGTCATCCACAAGCCCGCCTTGATTCAGTTTGAAAAGCACGTGGCTCCCAAGATCGTGACCCCGGACCAGAATCAGGAGGCGGACGCCTACAAATACGGCTACCGCAACGTGGGCGTGGCCGACGTGTACAAAAACAAGCTGGCCGGCGTGTACGCCAGCAACAAGCCCGCTTGAGCCTATGGTGGAGTACGCATTTTACCGGGACGTTTGGGCCGGTGAGATGACCGAGCAGGAGTTCGCGGCGGCCGAGCGGGCCGCCGCGGCTCAGCTGGGGCGCTACAAGCGCATCTACCGGGTAACGGCCCCGGAGGAAAACAGCGAGGCCCTGGCGGTGTGCGCCATGGCCGAGGCGATCCACTTTTATGAAGCGGCGGAAAACGGCCAGCTGCTGTCCGGAATGCAGCTGGGCAGCCTGAGCCAGACCAGCGCCGCCCCCGCGCCGGATCTGAGCCCCGCCGCAAAAAGCAGGGAGCTCTACCGCTGCGCCGGGCTGTATCTGGACATCCGGCGAAATGAACAGGGGGTGGCGGCATGCGGCTGACCGGGGGCTTGCCGGACTATCGCTTCTGCACCCACACCGTCACGGTGTATCATGCGGCGTTCCGGCCGGAATTTTCCTGCCGCCGCACGGTGCTGAAAGGAGTCTGGCTGGATAAGCGAGATTCCGGCGGGGCGGATGCAATCGGCCCCACCGTCCAGCGGTACTGCTTTCTGCTGGCGCCCTGCGGCGGGCAGTGGCCCGTCTGGCGGCCCGGCGGCGAGGGCGCGCAGCCGGAGGAAAGCTGGTTCTCGCTGGAGCCGGGGGACCGGGTGCTGCCCGGCGAGGGCCCGGAAATCGAGACGGCGGACCAGTGGCGTGCCTTTGTGCCCGCGGCGGTGCCGGGCCTTGCGGTGATCCGCGAGGTGGCGGCCAAGCGGCTGGGCGGACAGGTGCGCCATGTGGAGGCCCAGACCGAATGGTACAAAAAATGGTAAAGGAGGGAAACAGCATGCTGGAACAGCTGCGCGAATGGCTGGAGAGCTGGCCCGGCTGGGACAGCACACCGCAAATTGCCATCGACGGGCTGGACCTGGCGGGCGGCGCGGTGTCACTGCGGCCGGGCGGCGCGTCCGAGAGCAGTTTTAAAGAAAACATCCTGGGCGGGGGCAGGCTTTCCACCAGCTACCGGTTCTGGCTGGAGCTGCGGCTGGAAAAGCCTGTGGGCGACCCCGGCGCGGGGCTGCACAATGCGGCCCTGGTGCTGGCTTTGCAGGACTGGGTGAACACCCAGAACGCCCGGGGCCGGGTGCCCCTGCTTTTTGAATCCGGCCGCCAGAGCCTGCGGGCCATGGGAGCCGGGCTGCAGCAGGCCGGGCCGGATGGCCTGGCCCGCTACCGGCTGGAGCTGGTGGCGGAACACATCACCGAACTGAAAGGAGAAACAGATGGAGAAGAACAAGAAGATTGAGCGCAAGTGGATGGCCCACTACATCGACGCCGCCGAGCCCGGCGCGCTGGAGGGCAGCCCCAACTATGTGCGGCTGGGCAAGGACCTGGAGGAGTACAGCCCCGAGCTGAGCGCCAACGTGGAAAAGACCCGGAACATTCTGGGCGAAACCAGCACCCTGGTGACCAGCTACGAGAAGAGCGGCAGCGTGGAGACCTACTACGCGGTGGTGGGCGACCCCCTGTTCGAGCGGCTGCAGGGCATCGTGGACGAGTGCAAGATCCTGGACGGCTGCAACACCACCGTGGTGGAGGTGCACATGTGGGAAGAGGAGGACCCGGAAAGCGGCTTCCCCGCCGTGAAGGACGACGCGGTCATCGAGGTGAGCAGCTACGGCGGCGACGCCAATGGCTACCAGATTCCCTTCAACATCCATTACAAGGGTGCGCCGGTGAAGGGCCACTTCAAGGCGGACACCAAGACCTTTACCCCGGCCGAGGAGTAAGCCGTTCCATCACTCCGCCCGGGCCGGAACCCTCGGCCCGGGCGCTTTTTTGAATCAGGAGGAATGAGAATGCAGGAATTGAACATCGACACCGGCGTGCGGGAATATCGGATCAACGGCGGCGGGGTGCTGCGCTTCAACCCCAGCGACCCCAACGTGTACAGCCGGTTTTTGCAGGCGGCGGACCGAATCGCCGCCATTGAACAGGAAATGGCCGAGGAGGGCCGCGCGGCCCAGGCCACCGGCCAGAAGGCGCTGGAGCTGCTGGCAAAGGCTGACCGGTCGGTGAAGGAGGTGCTGGCCTGGGTGTTCGGCGAGGAAAATGACTTCGACCGGCTGCTGGGCGGCGTAAACCTGATGGCAGTGGCCGCCAACGGCGAGCGGGTGGTGACCAATCTGTTCGCGGCGCTGCAGCCCCAGGTGCAGGCCGGGGCCGAGGCCTTTCTGAGCGCGAAGGCCGAAGCCCTTGCCGCCGCCGCGGATGCCCGGGAGGCCGCAAGGCGGGAGGCGGCCCGGTGACCGGCTGGGACCTGCCCGAGGCGCTGGAGATCGCCGGGCGCAGCGAGCCCATCCGGGCGGACTTCCGGGAGGTGCTGGAGGTCATCCGCCTGCTGGACGATGCCGCCGAGCCGCCCGAGGCGCGGGCCTTTCTGGCCATGGGGGTGTTTTACCGGAATTTTGCCGTCCTTCCCCCGGCGCTGCGCGGGCAGGCTATGGAGGCCATGCTCCGGTTTCTGGCGGGCGGCGAGGAGGACAGCGGCCCCGCCGGTCCCCGGCTGCTGGACTGGCAGCAGGATCTGCCCCTGATCGTGGCGGATGTGAACAAGGCGGCCGGGTGCGAGATCCGGGCGCTGCCCTTCGTGCACTGGTGGACTTTTCTGGCCTGGTTCGGGGCCATCGGGGAGGGGCAGCTGTCCGCCGTGGTGGCCATTCGGGACAAGCTGCGCCGGGGCAAAAAGCTGGAGGGCTGGGAGCGGGAATTTTATCAGCGCAACCGGGCCCGGGTGGACCTGAAGCCCCGCTACACCCCCGAGGAGCTGGCCGAGCGGGAGCGGCTGAACCGGCTGCTGAACGATTGAGAAAGGAGGGAAACGAATGGACAAGCAAACGACCTGGCTGGACCTGCTGGTGGGCGACGCCAGGCAGGCCGAGCGGGACACCCGCAGTACCGTGATGAAGCTGGCGGCGGATTACCGAAAATTGGGGCTGGATCAGTCCGCCGCGCTGCGGCTGGCCTGGCAGCAGGTGAAGGCCGCGCAGGACGAGGCCGCATCCAGCGCCGGGCAGCTGCTGCAGGTGATGCAGGGGCAGCTGGGCGGGCTGGGCCAGGTGCTGGCGGGCTTTGCCGAGGGGCTGCGCAAGGTGGCCGAGGGGGTGCGCTGGCTGCTGTTCGGTGACGAGGCAGCTCCGGCCGAGGCGCTGGCCAAAAGCAGCCGGGATGCCGCCAAGGGCCAGCAGACCCTGACCAAGAGCACCAAGGCCGCCGCCAAGGCGGTGGCCCGCACGGTGCTGGGCATCGACGAGCTGAATCTGGTGCAGCAGCAGGCGAGCAGCGGGGGCGGTTCCTCTTCCGGCGGCAGCGGCGGCACGGCGGGCGAAGAGGTGGACGAGGTGCAGAAAAAATGGATCGGCCTTGTGAACCTGCTTCGCCCGGTGCTGGACGAAGTGAACCGGCTGTTCGCCCCCAGCATCGCGGCCTGGAGCAAGGCCTTCGGCCAGCTGGCCCGGGCCGCCCAGAGCGCCTGGGCTCTCATCCGGGACAGCGCCCTGGAATTGTGGGACACCGCCCTGCGTCCGCTGGGGGAATATCTTCTGGGGGAGTTCATCCCCAATATCGTGAACGCCTTTTCCGAGACCTTCGCCCCCGTCGTGGGCGCGGTGGGCGAGCTTTTTCTGGAGCAGTTCGCCCAGAACTTCTCGCTGGGCTGCCAGCTGGTGGGCGACGCCATCCAGAATTATCTGATGCCGCTGCTGGGCTTTTTGCAGCAGGTGGTGCAGGATATGCTGGCCGCGGTGAGCGAGGCCTGGGCGGTGTACGGCCAGCCCATTCTGGACCGGCTGGCCCAGGGCTTTGAGCAGCTGCGGAACTGGGTGCAGACGCTCTATTACGAGCTGATCCGCCCGGTGTTGGATGAGCTGATGACCCGGCTGCAGGAGCTGTGGGAGGAGCATCTGGCCCCTTTGTGGGAAAACCTGACCCTTTTGTTCGGCGCGGTGATGGAGCTGATCGCCATGTTGTGGACCGATGCCCTTCTGCCGCTTTTGCAGAACATCACCGATCTTTTTGCGCCGGTGGTGGCTGCGGCAGTGCAGTACGTTGTGGACAGCTTCTTCAACGGGCTGGGGACCATCGCCAAGGTGGCGGACGGCATTGCCGGCGTGCTGCGCGGGCTGTGCGAGTTCGTGAGCGGTGTATTCACCGGCGACTGGGACCGGGCCTGGCATGGCCTGAGCAACATCTTTGAAAGCGTGTGGGACACCATGGTCGGCGTGGCAAAGCAGGGGGTGAACGGCATCATCGACCTGGTGAACGCCATGCTGCGGGCGCTGACCGGCGGCATGAACGCGGTGATCGACCGGCTGAACGGCATCGGGGTGGAGATCCCCTCCTGGGTGCCGGACTACGGCGGCCAGCGCTTTGGCGTGAACCTGCCCCGGGTGCCGGAATACCAGATTCCCCGGCTGGCAAAGGGCGCGGTGCTGCCCGCCAACCGGCCATTCCTGGCAGTGGTGGGCGACCAGCGGCGGGGCACCAACGTGGAGGCCCCGCTGGAGACCATCCGCCAGGCGGTGGCGGACGTGCTGGGCGGCGCGGGTGCGGCTCAGTTGTATGTGAGCCAGCCCATTGAGGTGAAGCTGGACGGCCAGGTGCTGTACCGCGCCATGGCGAAGATCGAGGCCAACCGGGGCGCGCGCATCGGCGGCGCCTTCGCCGAGGCCTATTGACCAGGATGCAGGAAAGGAGGTGGTGACTATGGAGGGGCAGGCCCCGGCGGGGGCGAAGCAGGACCGAACAAAAATCAATCGAACAAAACAACAATTACACAAAAAAGGAGAACTGAATTATGGCTATGAATACCGGCGTTTATCCCGTATACGAAAACAAGTTTAAGGTGGGCACCGAGGGCCGTGCAAGCGAAGAGGGCGATATGGTCGCCATTGCCGAGCTGGAAACCTTTGAGGTGAGCATCGACGGCAACACCGTGGAGTGGAGCCCGATGGAGATGGGCTGACTCGGAATAGGGCGGCACTGGTTTTGGCTTAGGGGTTTGGCGCATAGGCACATCGCAGCGGGCTTGGAAATACACCAAGTATTCCGCGCGCCCGCTTCAATGGCCTCTGCATCCAAACCCCGGCGCCAAAACTGCAAAGCACCCACGGCCCGGCGATTTTGCTGCAAATGCAAGGAAAAACGGCGAAGGCACCCTTGGTGGTTGTCGAGCCGTTTTGACGCAGTCAGTTGCACAAAATCGCCAGTCCGTGGGCAGCGCCGCCCTATTCCGAGTCAGCCATGGGTTGGCTGCGCCGAATGGTGACCGGCAAAGCACTGACCATTACCCTTACCGGCAAGCGCTGCCTGGGCGATGCGGGCAACGATTACGTTGCCCAGAGCGCCTGGGCCACCGGCGACGGCTGCGCCAGCAAGTTTGAGTGGGAGTTCCCCAGCGGCGCAAAGCTGGCCTTCGACTGCGTGCTGAACGTGACCAACCCCGGCGGCGGCGAGAGCCGCGATGTGGCCATTCTGGAGGTGGAAGTGATGAGCGACGGCAAGCCCACCTTCACCCCTGCACTGGAAGGCTGACCGACAGCCCGAGGAAAACCGAAAACGCCCGGGGGCCATCTGCCCCCGGGCACTGATTGAAAAAGGAGTGTAAAACAAATGGCAAAACTGTATACCCTGGACGAAAAGCTGCTCACCGACGCCCCGGAGATCCGGGTAAAGGACAAGCTGTACCCGGTGGACAACCGGCAGAAAACCGTGCGCAAGCTGATGCAGATCAACACCGACCAGATGGACGGCAGCCAGGTGAGCGAGCAGATGGACCAGACCCTGAAGCTGGCCCTGGGCGAGAAAGCCTTTGCGGAGATCGACAAGATGGATCTGCCCTTTCCCGCCTATCAGAAGCTGTTCGAGCTGGTGATGGCGGCCATGACCGGCGAGGAGGAGCAGGAGATGGAGCAGCGATTTCAGCAGGCAAAGCACAGCGCCCGGGCCTGAGTGGTATGATCTGGAATTTGACGCGCTGCTGATCGAGCAGAGCATCGCCAAGCAATATGGGGTGCTGCCCCATTTGCAGGGGGAGATGAGCTGGCCGGAGTGGAGCAAGCTGGTGAGCGGCCTGATGGACGACACCCCTCTGGGCCGGGTGGTGGCGGTGCGCAGCGAGCGGGACCGAAAAATGCTGGAAAAATTCACCCCACAGCAGCGGAAAATGCGCAGCGAGTGGGCAGCGTTCCGGGCCCGAAAGGCGGCCAAAGCCTTCACCGGCGAGCAGCTGCGCCGCCAGATGGACGATCTGGAGCAGATGATGGCAAAGGCGTTCGGCAGCTGACGAAAGGCAGAAAAAAGCCGCTCCCCGCAAAAAAGCGGGGAGCGGCAAAACAGGCGAAAGGGGGAGGGGAAAATCGTTCAGATCCCGAGCAGTTGGGCCTTCTTTTTTTCAAATTCTTCCTGGGTGATAACGCCAGCGTCGAGAAGTTCTTTGTAAGATTTTAAGGCCTGGATGGTATCAGTTTCGTTAGAGGAGTTTTCGTTGATGGGAGATGCTTTTGAGGAATAGACAAGATCGTCAAGAATATCGCGAATTCTGGAAATTACAACAGGCTTGTCTTGAATGTGGAAGGTGTCAGTCAGTCCAACAATATGCAAATGGGACCAGATGTCAGAACCGCCAAGTTCAAGGGTTTGTATCGCATTTAATGGCAGTACATCCAGTCTCTCAATAGTGCCATCTGTGTAATAAAAAAGAACGCGAATGTTTGTAATGACGAAAAAACCGGAGGTATTGTCAAAATGTTTGTTCGTCATTGAAATATCGATAGCAAAAAGGATGTTTTCGTTGTCGAGAAACTTTTCGTTTAGTTTTATAACCGCATATTTTGACCAATCCAACGACCATTTGCGGAAAGCCGAGGTAATGAAATTGCCGCCTTTCAGTTCGAGAGATTCGCTCAAGGCTTCTTCTAAAGTCATAATCTTTCCTCCCTTAGTTCAAGCCCAGCAGCTGCTTTTTCTTGGCGTCGAATTCTTCCTGGGTGATGGCGCCAAGGTCAAGCAGGCTTTTCAGATTCTTGATGGCTTCTGTGATCTGGTCCATGTTCTCGGCGGGATTGGTCTGGATGGGGGCAGCGGCTTCCGGCTCAGGTTGTGCATAGCGAAGCTCGTCAACGGCTTTTTTCAGCCGCTCCACAACCAGTAGTTCATCGTGAACTACAAAAACAACATTCCGCCCGTTTACGCGCAGATATGCTTCTTTGGGGTCGGTATCGTAGTACACATCTGTGATGTCGTCTGCGGAGATTTCATAAAAAGAGTGGTTTCCATCGTAATACTTGGAAAAAAGAATTCGACAATTGCTTACAACCAATATTCCACGCTGCCCTGAACCGGCAGAGTATGGATAAGCAATACGCCCAGCAGGGCAAACATTAACGGGCATGTATACTGCGGTTTTTATTTTTTCATCTGGAAGAAGCAAGGGGACACATGCGTCGTAAGCATTTGGCAAAGGCCGATAGTTTGTCTGCATGAGTTTGAATGCCAAGCTTTTACGGCGGAGATCACAAGTTTCGTTCAAGAAATCAATCAGTTCCACAAGAAGCCCTCCTCAAAGTGCTTGTATTGAATTCAGTATATCATATACGAAGCAGAAACGCATTGATAAGAATTAAAAAATGAGAGACCAGGATAAGGCGAAAGGAGATGATGCCTATGGGCGCGGCGGCGTAAAAGAAAAAGCCCCCTTTGGAACAAAGGGGGCGGAAAACGAAGGGAGGGGATTTATAAATTCAGCAGTTGGGCCTTCTTTTTTTCAAATTCTTCCTGGGTGATAACGCCAGCGTCGAGAAGTTCTTTATAAGATTTTAAGGCCTGGATGGTATCAGTTTCGTTAGAAGAAGGCTGCGTTTCTGCAGAAGCAGCTTTTTGCGACTGGTTGTAAATGGCAGTATCAATGGCTTCTTTTGCCAGACTGATAATTGCAGTTTTATGACCAACCGCAAACAATTCATTATGGCTGGAGATCGTTAAATCGGCGTAACGCTTATCTCCGGTAAGAGTAGCGGATTCGATGGAGGAGATGGGGATTTGCACAAATGCAGAGTGTTCGGGGTTACCGTCACAAACGAATACCCGTTGATCGGTAATTACGAAAACACCGTTTAATTGTGTGCCTAAGCTAGCTACGGAAACCAAATAGTAAAGAACAAACAGAATATCTTCGTTGGGAAGCAGTGCTCGTTTCACAGCATCGACGTGCCAGTCGGCGGGAACAAGCACGGCGGTATTCAGTTTGGAAAATATAGATTTTCCCCGAACGCAATCTATCGTTTTTTCCAGAGCTTCTTCAAAGGTCACGTATAAGTCCCCTCTCTTTATGGATTTGGTATTTATTATACCATAATGTGTGTAAACAGGATAGTCGATTTGATAAAAAGCAGGGATATTTAAAAATTTAAAGAAGGTGAGTGATTATGTCGGCAGAAAGCGAGGCAAAGAGCAGTAACATACTGCTTCGGGAGCAAAAAAAGTTGGTTGAAGAACTCAAGGAGAGATTTCAAGCATTACAGTATCAAGTTAAAGAAACCTATAAAACGCAAAAAGGCGAACTCAAGGGGGTGACAGATGGGACAAAAAGTCAGGAAAAAGCCACACAAGCGGTAACCGAAACGTTGAAAAAGCAAGCGGATGTGGTCGATAAAAACAAACAAAAGCTGGAAGAGATGATGAAAAAGGGAACGGAATCTCTGCAGCAAATCAAAAGTAAGGTTGGAGCAGTGACCGGTGCGATTTCCGCCATCGGCGGGCCGCTGGTGACCGGTGCGCTTGGTATGCTGGGCGGCGGGCTTGCCACCATGCTCAAGGAAAACGAAACCCTGAAGGCTTCGCTGGAAAGCGTGAAGTCCAGCCTGCAGGGTGCGTTCGCTCCGATTACCGAGGCGGTGCTGCCGCTGGTGGATACCTTCGCCCAGACCATCAGCGGTCTGGCCCAAACGGTGGCTCCGCTGCTGAGCAATGTACTGGGCAGTGTTAGCAAGGTCGTTGCGGGAATGCTTGGCGGCGTGGACCTGAGCGGTCTGCTTACGCCGCTCACCGCCGGGCTGGACGGCATCCTTGGCCTGTTCTCCAAGCTGGGGCAGGCCACCGGCACATGGATGCAGGGGCTGGACCTTTCCGGTCTGGCGGGCAGCTTCGCCGGTCTGGCATCGGCCATCGGACCGGTGGTCAAACCCTTCGCGAATGCCGTTCGGCTGACAAAAAAGCACGAAAAGAAACACACAGAAAAAGGGATGGGAGAGGTCGGCAGGATAAGGCGAAAGGAGATGATGCCTATGGGCGCGGCGGCGTAAAAAGAAAAAGCCCCCTTTGGAACAAAGGGGGGCGGAAAACGAAGGGAGGGTGATGGTTACAAGCCCAGCAGCTGCTTTTTCTTGGCGTCGAATTCTTCCCGGGTGATGATGCCGGAGTCGAGCAGTTCTTTCAGGCTTTTTAAGGCTTCTGCGGCCTGAGCCATATTATCAGATACCGAAGATTCGGATTCCGAGGATTCGGAATTTTGCGATTTGTCGTAAATCATCTGATTGATAAGGTCGCGGGCTTTTTCCATTAAAACATGCCGGTCGCTGTTAAGATGGAAGATGGAGGATTTTCCGTAAACACTTAAATGCGATGTGTTGTAGGAGCGGGTAAATTCAATGGATTCAATGGTATCCACCGGAATCTGATCTAAGGTCCAATTGTCTTTGTTAGGCCCGTAATAGTACAAAACACGTAGATTGGTAATGATCAAAATTCCCCAAAGACCACTGACCTTATCATGCGAGTCGCTTAAGTTGGTTCTGGAGGCAAATAAAACATCTTCGTTTTCCAGCAAAGAGGATTTGATTGCACGGATATCCCGAGGGAGAGGTTCAGCAAAAGCCCGCTTTACTTTGCTGAAAAGACCAGTAGAGATTACGTTAAGTGATTCTTCAAATGCTTGCTCCAGTGTCATGGAAAAACCTCCTTACTGTTTTGGAAACAGTATAGCATAGCGAAAATGGAATTTCAATGAAGGGGCCGGCCAGGATAAGGCGAAAGGAGATGATGCCTATGGGCGCGGCGGCGTAAAAAGAAAAAGCCCCCTTTGGAACAAAGGGGGCGGAAAACGAAGGGCGGGTGATAGTCACAAACCCAGCAGCTGCTTTTTCTTGGCGTCGAATTCTTCCTGGGTGATGGCGCCAAGGTCAAGCAGGCTTTTCAGATTCTTGATGGCTTCTGTGATCTGGTCCATGTTCTCGGCGGGATTGGTCTGGATGGGGGCAGCGGCTTCCGGCTCGGGTTGTGCATAGCGAAGCTCGTCGACTGCTTTTTTCAGACGCTCCACAACTGCCAGTTCATCGTGAATCACAAAAACGATGTTCCGGCCGTTTACACGTAGATATGCTTCTTTTGGGTCGGTATCGTAGTATACATCTGTGATGTCGTCTGCGGAGATTTCATAAGAAAAGGAGCGTTTATCAGAATAGCGGCAGAAGAAAATGCGCGCATTGCTTACCATGAGGGTGCCATAGACTTCGTCGCTTGGATTATATCTGTAGCTAGCGAAACCAGCCGGATAAAAGCTTGCAGCCATACGGCAGGCAAATGTGATGCTTTCGCTTGGAAGGAACATTGAAAGACAAGCATCATACTCTTGACGGAAAGGACGGTAAAGTGCACCAGTAAGCTTGAACATGAAGTTTTTTCGACGAAGCTCATAGGTCTCATTCAAAGCATCAATCAGTTCCATGAAGCGGCCTCCTAAAGTACTTGTTTAATAATTAGTATAGCATACAGGTCGTGAAAATCAATGGAAGAAATATCGTGATGTAGTAACGCTATAGAGCAAGAATGTGAGGTGACATTTTTGATAAATATTGCTGACATTAAGTTGGAAAATAAGCTTTTAGAACAACAGAAAAAATTAGTGGAAACACTAAAAGACGCTTATAAAAGCAGCTTTGATGCGCAGCGGGAAGCAATGGGAATGGAGAAAAAATTTTCTCAGGAGGCGCAGAAAGCTACCGAGCTGCAAACGAAGGCGCTGGAGAAGCAGAAAGATGCGATTGATGAAAGCAAGGAAAAGCTGAACCAGTGGGCGGTGAGGGCTGAGCAGTCAATGAAAAAGCTGCAAAGCGGAATGAGCGGTCTGGGCAAGGGTATTGCCGCCATCGGCGGGCCGCTGGTGACCGGTGCGCTTGGTATGCTGGGCGGTGGACTTGCCGGTATGCTCAAGGAAAACGAAGCCCTGAAGGCTTCTTTGAAAAGCGTACAGACCAGTCTGCAGGGCGCGTTCGCTCCGATTGCCGAGGCGGTGCTGCCGCTGGTGGATACCTTCGCACAATCGATCGCGAATGTGGCGCAGGCTGCGGCACCATTTGTCAACTCCTTTGTCCAGATGATCGGCAGTCTGGTTCAGACGGTGACCCCGCTGCTGAACGGAGTGATGGGAGGAATCGGTGAAGCGCTTTCCGGCGTGGACCTGAGCGGTCTGCTTACGCCGCTCACCGCCGGGCTGGACGGCATCCTTGGCCTGTTCTCCAAGCTGGGGCAGGCCACCGGCACATGGATGCAGGGGCTGGACCTTTCCGGTCTGGCGGGCAGCTTCGCCGGTCTGGCATCGGCCATCGGACCGGTGGTCCAGCTGGCCATGGGCGGCCTTGCCTGGGCCTGGCAGAACGTACTTCTGCCCCTGAGCGGCTGGGCCATCCAAAGCGTTGCCCCGGCGTTTTTCGATCTGCTGAGCGCGGCGATGCAGGCACTGAACCCCATTGTGGAGGCGTTCCAGCCCTTCGCCCAGTTCTTATGGGAAAGCTTTTTGCAGCCCCTGGCCGAATGGACCGGCGGCGTTGTGGTGAGCGTGATTGAGGGCATCGTGAACGGTCTGACCCTGTTCTCCGCCTGGATCAGCGAGAACATGGAGATGGTGCAGCTGATCGTGACGCTGGTGGGCTCCTTTGCGGCGGCCTGGGTACTGGTGAACACCGCCCTTGCGGTGTGGAACGTGATCAGCCTGGTGGCCACTGCGGGAGCCACAGCCCTGGGTGCGGCGGTGGCGTTCCTCACCTCGCCGGTCACGCTGACCATTGCGGGAATTGCGGCGCTGATTGCCATTATCGCGCTGCTGATCACCCACTGGGATCAGGTGAAGCAGGCGGGCACAGCCGCGCTGCAGTTCCTTCAGGAAGTATGGGCGGCGGCCTGCGAGTGGTTCAATACGGTCGTGGTGCAGCCGCTCGCCGCGCGGTTCAGCATGTTCTGGCAGACCGTGCAGAATCTGGCCCAGCTGGCGTTGAGTAAGCTGCAGGCCCTCTGGGGTACGCTGTGCGGCTGGATGCAGCGGCTTGTGATCGACCCGCTGACCAGTAGGTGGACCGAATTCAAGGATATTCTGCTCAACCTGTGGGACGGCATCGCGGGCGGTGTGCGCGGAGCGGTGAATTCCATCATCGGCTTTGTGAACGGCATGATCCGCGGAGCAGTGGAGGGCGTGAACACCGTGATCCGGTTGTTAAACGGCATCAGTTTCGCGATTCCCGATTGGGTGCCGGAGATCGGCGGCATGACCTTCGGGTTCGACATCCCCACCGTGAGCGCGCCCCAGATCCCCATGCTGGCAAGGGGCGGTGTGATCCGCCAGCCGGTGCTGGCCATGATGGGCGAGTACGCGGGTGCGGCCACGAACCCGGAGATCGCCGCGCCGGAAAGCCGCCTGCGGGAATTGATGGCCGAGCAGAACGGCCCGGTGCTGGCGGCGATCTTGCAGCTGGCCCAGGCGGTGAGCAGCGGCGGCGCGCGGGAGCTGGTTGCAAATCAGCCCATCGAGGTCAAGCTGGACGGCCAGGTGCTGTACCGCGCCATGGCGAAGATCGAGGCAAACCGGGGCGTAAAGATTGGAGGTGCGTTCGCAAATGCCTATTGATTTGAAGGAAAACAAGGGCTTTATCTATCTGGGGGCCACGCCCCAGACCGACCGGAGCAATTATGCCATTGCGGCGCCTTACCCCACCCAGGGCAAGGCGCCTTTTACTACCAGCCGCATGGTGGATTCGGCCCGCAACGCCCAGGGCACCATGGTGGGCCGGATGGTGGGCCGCAGCGTGGATAAGCAGGAGCTGGGCTGGCAGACCATCAGCCCCGAGCTGTGGTGGGAGATGAACCGCTGGTTTGAGGACGGTCACTTCACTTTTTATTGCCACTATTTCAGCCATAACCTGGGCCGGTGGGAAACGCGGATGTTTTACCTCAGCGATGTGACCTGCAGCCCGGTGAACGTGGACGCGGCCACCGGAATGCCGGAATACTACGAGGATGCCAGCTTCAGCGTGGTGGATTGCGGGGTGATCTGATGCAAAAGGTGAGCGATGCCTACCGGCAGGAGATGACAAAGCCGGTGCTGGGCGCGGCAAAGCTGGCCGTGACCCTGAGCGTGGTGGACGAGGACGCGGCCCCCGGCGCGGCGGACAAAAGCGAGGGGCAGGCCTACTGGTCCAGTGTGGAAAGCGCCCTCACCCAGGACGGCGCGCAAAAGCGCAGCTACGCCACCTTCGAGCCGGGGCGCTGGAAGGCGGACGGCACTCTGCGCATTGCGGACGAGCCCGGCGGCGCACTGCTGACCGAGGGCTATGTGAGCGAGGCGATGAGCGGGGCGGACGGCCGGTTTGCGGCTCCGCCGGTGCTGGCGCTGGAATTTGAAACGCCGGTGAGCGTTCCGGCGCTGAGCTTCCGGTTCGACCAGGTGGCGGAGGAATGGTGCACCGCGCTGACCGTGACCGCCTGGAAGGGGGAAGTGCAGCTGGTGCAGCGGCAGGTGCAGCCCACGGCGGTGGAGCACCGGGAGACGGTGCAGATCGACCGGTTCGACCGGCTGGAGATCCGCTTCGAGGCCACCAGCCAGCCCTTTCGCCGGGCGCGGCTGACCCGGCTGATGTTCGGCATGGAGCTGGTGTTCGGTCAGGCCGAGCTGACCGAGGCGGCCCAGACCATGGAGGTGGACCCCATCGGCCGCAGGCTGCCCACCGGGGAGTTCAGCTTCTCGGCGGTGAACGTGAACCTGCTCACCGGTAGCCAGAACGGCCTCTATGACCCGGACAACCCCCAGGGCATCTGGAAGTATTTTGAGCAGCGCAACCCCATCACGGTGCGCTACGGCCAGCAGCTCACCGGCGGGATGCACTGGGGCGACGCGGCGGCCATGGAATGGGATGACCTGCTCCCCACCGGCTGGCGGGAGCTGTACCAGGGCGGCTTTGTGGAATGGATGCCCGGCGGGCGGTTTTATCTGACCGGTCAGCCCACGGTGGAGGGGCTGTATGCAAAATTCTCCGCCACCGACGCGCTGAGCCTTCTGGACGGTACCTATTACAAGGGCGTGTGGGACGGCGCGCCCCACAGCCTGTGGGAGCTGGCCACCGCGGTGCTGGAGGACGCGGACCTGCCCCGCCGCAGGCAGGACGAGCAGCCCTGGGCCCTGTGGGAGGGCTTGAAGCAGATCACCACCACCGCGCCGCTGCCGGCAAAGCAGCACCGGGAATGCCTGCAGCTGATCGCTCACGCGGCCTGCTGCCTTTTGTATGCCGACCGGGAGGGCGTGATCCGCATCCAGCCGGATGAGAGCAGCCAGACCGGGGTGTGCATCGGGCTTTCGGCCATGCTGGAAAGCGCGCCCAAGGTGGAAAAGACCGCGAGCCTCTTGCGGGTGGAATGCCCGGCCACCGTGTACACCCCGACGGAAAAGGAGAGCCAGCTGCACAAGGGAACCTACCAGGTGGACGGCCAGCTGACGCTGCACCTGACCTGGAACCAGGCGGCGGATATCCGGGTGGAATGCGAGGGCGCTCAGGTGACCAGCCAGGCACTGTATGCCGCCGCGGGCGACCTGGTGCTGGAGGGCAGCGGCACGGCCACCCTGATCGTGAGCGGCAAAAAGCTGGAGACCAGCTGCCAGAACGCGGTGGCCCCGGTGCCCGACGCGGACGAGAACGGCACCGCGGAAACGCTGGACAATCCGCTCATCACCGAGCTGGACCGGGCGCTGGCGGTGGCAGCCTGGGTGCGGGAGCATCTTTTGCGCCGCAGCACCTACACCTGCTCCACCCGGGGCAACCCGGAGCTGGACCCCGCCGACCGGGTCCTGCTGGACACCCAATGGGAAACGGCCGCCCCGGCCCAGGTGCTGAAAAATCAGCTCACCTACACCGGCGGCGGATTGAAGGGAGAAATGATCTTGAAACGGGGGAACGAAGCATGAGAAAAAGCCAGAATTATCAGCTGCGCCTGCCGGAGCGGCTGGCGGAACGAAACGACCCGGCGGACATCGACGATCTGACCTACGACATGGAGGTCATTGACCGGGAGCTGAAGCAGCAGGCAAACAAGGATGCCGAGCTGGACGATCTGAAGGCCAGCCGCACCGAGCTGAACGCCCACGCCGCGGCCTCGGTGCTGGCCCACCCGGACGGCAGCGTGACCGATGAAAAAATCGGTCTGCGCACCGTGGGCGGGGTGAGCAACAAGCTGCAGGCGCTGCTGACTCTGATCGGCCAGCAGATCGCCGGGGTGAAGGGCGCGGATGCCTGGAACGACAGCCCGGCCATTACCCTGGCGGCGGCAAAGCAGACGCTGGACGCGCACAAGGCCGCGGCCGACAGTCTGCGGGAGGATTTTGATGCCCACGCGGCCAGCAAGGCCAATCCCCACGCCGTGACCAAGGCGCAGGTTGGGCTTGGCAACGTGCCCAACCTGACCACCAACGACCAGACGCCTACCTACACCGAGGCCGCCAGCCTGGAGCTGCTGGCCAGCGGTGAGAAGCTGTCCACCGCCTTCGGCAAGCTGGCAAGGGCGCTGCGCAGCCTGAGCGGGCATCTTCTGGCGCTGGATAACCCCCACGGGGTGACCAAAAGCCAGGTGGGTCTGGGCAATGTGACCAACGACGCCCAGGTCAAGCGCAGCGAGATGGGCAAGGCCGGGGGCGTGGCCACCCTGGACTCCGGCGGCAAGGTGCCTGCCAGCCAGCTGCCCAGCTTTGTGGACGATGTGCTGGAATACGCCGGCAAGGGCGCCTTCCCGGCCACCGGTGAGGCGGGCAAGATCTATGTGGCGCTGGATACCAATCTCACCTGGCGCTGGAGCGGCACCGCCTATGTGGAGATCAGCAAGAGCCTGGCCCTGGGCGAAACCGCCTCCACCGCCTATGCGGGCGACAAGGGCAAGGCGCTGGCGGAGGGTCTGTCCGCCACCAAAGCAACCGTGTCTGCCAACACCGCCGCCCGCCACAGCCACACCAACAAAACCGTGCTGGACAAGATCACCGATGCCATGCTCACCGCCTGGAACGGAGCGATCAAGACCCTGCGCATCGGCAGTGTGACCAGCGGCAGCACCGCTTCGGCCAGCATCGCCCAGACCGGAAGCGAGGGTGTGCTGAATCTGGTGCTGCCCAAGGGCGACAAGGGTGAAAAAGGCGACAAAGGCGACCCCGGGCAGGACGGCCGGGACGGCGCCACCGGCCCCACCGGACCACAGGGGCCGCAGGGAGCCACCGGCCCCACCGGCCCGGCAGGCCCCAACCTGGTGAGCAAGAACACCCAGGTGAGCGGCTTTTCCACCGGGCAGGTGCTGTATGTGAACGGCAGCGTGGTGGGTGCCAAGACCCTGACGGCAGCGGGCATCGGCGCGGCGGCAGCCAGCCACACCCACAGCTACGCGGGATCGATCATAACGGGAGGACCTGCTTACAGCGCAGAGAAACTGGCCGACAGAGTTCTTCTTACGATCGGAAATGCATCGCATTATTTT